ATCAGATATTTCTGTTTCGGTTTATCCGTTCGCCAGTTCTGTATCCACCCGTCGCTTCGTGGTTCGCACAACTCTCCCACTGTTATGTCGTCTGCCTTAAGCAAGCACTGCTCACTATATTTTTTGTAAGCAACCTGCAAGTCTTGCGGCTGTGTTTGTAGAAACTCAATCAGTTCTGATACTTTCATAATGCCTCCTTAGGCACCTAACAAGTTATTCAACCGGACAGCCTACGGCTGCCGTTTAATGCCGGCGTTATGTACTTGTGTCTGTGCTGGTATGCACGCTAACAATATCAATCCCGTTACATGAAAAATTCATGTCAATATTCCCTTTGTTGTCATCAATCCAAATATGCTCTTCTGGCAGAGTAACAAGATTCGCTTCAGATAAAGCAATGCCTAGAGATTCTGCGCCAAGAATAACCAAGTTCCTAACGCTTGCCGCTTGTGACAATGCAATGCCAAGCTCTTTGCAGCACAGCTCAATTTTGTCTGCTGGAACCCTGTCGAAAATGTCATTGATGGTTGTTAGCTTATATTCCACTGTTTTTTCCTCTGTAGGTTGTCGCACATAACTATGCCATCAAGGCCGTTCGTTTCACTCACTGGACAGCCCTAACGGGCTGCCCCTTAGCTCTGCGTTATGCGTCAATTATCCAAGCCGTGCAATCTCTGCCGTCTCTCGGCAACGGCACAGCCATCACCACAAACGGGAACCCGCAATTCTTTGCGGCTTTCTCGGCAGTGGCAAAAGCCTCGCGCTTGTCGTAAGAGTACGCCACGCCATTGATATATCTGTCAGCCACGGCCCACTCCTCGCTTGTATGTTCGGTTTTGTCGTTGGCGTATATCCTGTATTGCGTTGTGTGGTGGCTCATAAAATTCCATAATCATTAACACATAACAATTCGCTTGAGATTCGCTCGTTCCTCGCTGGACGCCGCTACGCGGTGCCTCTCAGCTCAGGCGTTAGCCGCCAAAATCATCAAGTGCGCGGTAAACTGAAAGCGGAACCTCAACATCGGCCCCGCGTAACTTGTTTTTAGCGTCCAGTAAAGCTGCTACAATAGTTCTGTTTTGTGAGTCGAAACGATTGAATATGCGCAAAACTTCGTCGTAGTCAAATCCAGCAACAAAACCATCTGTACTACTGTTGCACCTGTACTGTCGCAGCGCCGATGCAAGTTCCTTCGGTGTAGTGGTGGCTAACAAATCGCTTGAATTGGACGCGCCTAGCGCGGCTCCGGTTTGTTCTGTTTTCATCGTAGTTTCTCCTTAGCGCAAGGCTTGCAGCCACCGTTCGCGCTCAGCTTTCACTTGCTGCGCTGCATGCTCAACAAGTATGGAATTATCCCCAAACTCAATAACAAAAGAACCAGGATAAAAAGTCATTATTGTCGCCCGCCCAATTCTCACGGGATCAGTTAATTTTTCCAAATGCCCGCCAACCCTAAAATGAGTTATCAGCAGCCATTCATAGGTTTCTGGAAAACATATTGTTTCAGGGTTTGGCCCGATAAATACTTCAACATCAACCGATGAAACAACGCGAAATTCTCCGCTATCCATGAATCCAACTTCAATCAACATTTTCTTTCCCCAAGGTGCGTCATACTTGGATAACAATCATAAACCCTCACTAATCATCCTTGGCAAACATCGCGCCGGCCATAATGTCCCGCAGCTTTAGCGCCATATCGTCGGCAACTTCATTGCCTGCCATAATGTCAGCAAGCACCGCCGCCTCGGCATGGTATCCGCAGGCCGTCAAATCCGCCGGCCACTCTGAGTCATACATCTGCACTATCTGGAATAGCGCCACATTCACTGAAGCCATAAATCACCCTGCTGCTTTTGTCAAAGTATGGGCCGCTATCAAGGCGCGGGGTATTGTGGAAACTACTTATACACAGCCACGCTGTCTGATACTACAGTTGCCACATCAACCACGGAGATAAGGCAATGATATACAAAGAAACAAAGTGGCACGGGAAAAGCAGCGGATGGAGCGTGAGCATTATAGATATGGAGGTTGCCATTAGGTTGACGGATGACGACCGTTTCAAGTTGGATCTCTATTATGACGCCGATTATCTTGAAGAGTTGGCTGAAATGCTAACGACAGCCGCCAATCAAATCAAGACAGCGGAAAAAGGAGAGGGCTAAGCCATGAAAGTAACCCGGCATCAAATGAGAGACGGCACCCGCTACTGGATGGCTGATGGCAGGTTTCAAGGCCGCAGGATACTGGTAGAGGCTACAGATAGATGGCTGGCAATAATCGGCTGGATTAACACTGCAAACGAGAGGGCAACACAATGCACGGGCAAGTAGAAAAGGCTGTATCAGAGTTAGACGCATCCAAAAACCGCATGCTAGGCCGCCGCCGCGCGCTGATGCAGTGGCTTGAGGAGGGGCACCTAGAAAACCCCTACCGCCGTGGCACGCCAGAATTTGAAGGCTTTGCCGTGGTGGCAGGTGAAATCGAAGACCAACAAACCGCAGACGAACAAATGAGAGGTTATTGCTAATGAACAAATCCGAGAGCATCAAGGAACTGGCCACAGCACTGGCCAAGGCGCAGGCTGAAATCGAGAATGCGTCAAAGACTTCAAACAATCCCCACTTTAAGAGCAAATATGCTGACCTTGCCGAGGTGCTGAACACAGTGCGCCCAGTGATGGCATCGCATGGAATCAGTATTGTGCAAATGCCTAGCTTTGTGGATGGCATCGCCAGCGTTGAAACCTTGATGATGCATGCCTCCGGCGAATGGCTGAGCAGCGTTGCTAGCGCACCAGTGACCAAGCAAGACGCGCAGGGCGTAGGCTCTTGCATTACCTACCTTCGCCGCTACAGCATGGCAGCCCATGCGGGCATTGCGCAGGAAGACGACGATGGCAATAGCGCAGTAGGCCCATCGCCAAGCAGGCCAAGCAATAAGCCAGACAACAAGCCGCCAAGCAAGCCCGCAGTGATTGGCCCTAATGAGTTTAAGACGCTCACAAGCCTGCTAGACGATACAGCAAGTGACAAGGTGGCATTCTGTGAATACTTCGGCGTTGACTCACTGGCCGAGCTTCCCATGCAAAACTTCGCGCCAGCAATGGCAATGCTTAACAAGAAAATGGAGCAGAAGTGATGCAAAACACCGACAACATCATTGCCGCCATCGAATCCATCACCGCAGACGGCAGCACATGCCGTCTCATTGACATCCGCAACTACATGGTGCGCCGCTTCGGGGTAAGCTTAGAAACGACAGCCATTAGCGCCGAGATTCGCCGTAGCTGCCGGCCTAGCCTGCACACAAAAGCGCGCGGATTCCGCACCATAGACAGCAAGCAAGTCAGCCCGTTGCAGAAGGTTCACACATACTGGATTCGCCGGATGACCAAGCAAGAAAAGGAGCAAGCGCAATGAGACATATGCTAGACAGGATGCCGCAGCAACCATCAATCATTGAAGCCGACGTAAGGCGTTCCGCGAGTATCATTTTGATGGGAAAAATATCGTAGCGTCCGGCTAGAGGCTGGCCATGTGATTGCGGTTTATTGCTTCTAGCTTGGCAACCATAGGGACGCCATACTTTTCAGCGGCACCCTTTACGGCAGACTTTAAAGAATCGCCACGGTTTAACCTATAGACGCAACTGCAAACCGCCCTGTATAGGCCTAAATCACCTATATAGGGCAATTTCAGTGATTGCAGGTCTATCGGCTTCATACAAGTGATACGTGGAAAGATTCGACGCCAATAGAATCAAGTGCTTTTTCAATTGCCCCAAGCGTCTTGAATATACGAACCTTGCCATTAACTGAGACGATAAAGTCATCATCGCTTTCGCTGTATGCCGTCAATATGCGGCCAAGATTTCTGCCGTCATTATCAAAAGCGTAGCATGTTGAAATGCTGTAGCCTGTGTTCTGCTCATTTAGCAAAATGCCATCATCATCCAGGTTCCCGCGCAATATCTTTTCTAGCCCTTTAAGTGTAATCTGAGTTTCCATTTTTGCCCCTTTTGGCTTTTGTGATTTTTGCATTATATAAAAAAATTAATTTACAGTAAACGGAAAAAACACTGTTGATTGCATTAAAGCTATTTGGCATAATTGCCGCAGGCAGAAATGCCATCACCCGCCCCGCTTAGGGATTGATCCCCCTGAGTTGATGGCTCCCGAGGTCAAGGGGCGAGGTGATCCTAATTACTCGGGAGACAGACTCGGGAGACGGCATGCGATCACGCAATATAAAACCTGCGTTTTTTAAAAACGAGTTGCTAGGGACTTATGACCTAGCAATCAGCACTCTATTCATTGGACTTTGGTGCATCGCTGACAAGGACGGGATACTCGAAGACCGTCCGTTACGCATCAAAGCTGAAGTGTTCCCGTACCGTGAAAATATGGACGTTAACGGTTATCTAACGGTGCTGGAGCGCGACGGGTTCATTACTCGGTACAAGGTTGCCGGTGTTGGCTATATCCACATTGAAAACTTTGAAAAGCATCAGAAGCCGCACCATACTGAAATCAGCAAAGGATACCCAAAAAAAGACCAGCAAGATAAGGACGAGAAAAGTAAGGAGGGACTAACACCGTTATCTAACGGTGAAAGTAAGGTGCCATCACGCTCTGATTTATTGATTCCTGATTCTCTGATTCCTGATTTATTGATTGTTGATGATGTTGCTGCGCAACCGCCGGCAACAACAAACACAATGCCAGCTTTGCTTGATGACTATCAGCCAATAGCCATCACCCATGATTGGCTGCCAAACATGCCCGCTAATGACTTCCGCGAGCTGTGCAAAATGCGAGGGGTGAAGGTTGACCCATACGACCCTAGCCGGCTTTCTGAGTTTCGGATGCATTGGCATGGCACTAGCCAGAAGCGTACGCCAAGCCAATGGCTGAACACCTACGTCAAGTCGCTAGTGGCGCAGCAGTCGCTAGAAGCCCGCCAACAAGCCAAGGATGGGCCGCCCAAGACATTCTACGAGCTAACCAAGGAAGCCAAAGAGCGGGACGCTGACAAGCGGCTAACGGGACTGGCATCGGCTGACAACGCCACTCTCAAGGCGCTTGGCTTATTGCGGGAAGATGGAACACTCAAGGGGAGCAGCAGATAATGGCAAGCAAAGTGGATTTATTTTTTGAGCTGCTAGGCGCTGTCTATGGCCAGTCAAAGATTCAAGCGCAATGGCCTACCGATAGGGACTTGCAAATAATCAAGGCGCTAGTCGAAGACAAAATAGAATCTCTCGAAGTGCCAGAAATCATGGCCGCCATTGATAACGCCAGAGTGCAAAAGGCCGCCGAGCTGGATGGCTGGGGGTGGCCAGATGTTGACCTGATACTGGCAAGCTGCAAACGCTACGCCAACGCATCGCACCGGGCTTTCCTTCCTGAGCCTGAGCGCAAGATTCTGACGGCGCAAGAGCGCAGCCAGCGAGCTAGGGCGCTGATGGAGGAGCTGAACTAATGGCCTACTTCTCAGACTACGAAACGCGCACAGCAAGACGCGGATCACGGCACAACATCGACCGCAGGCACTACCTTGTAAACGCGCACCAGTACGCAAAAAGCGGGGAGGCGCTGCCGCACTCAAAGCTAACCGCCGAGGAGGTTCGGAAAATACGGATAGCGGCAGACAATGGCATAACAGCAAAATCACAAGCATCGGAATATGGTGTTCATATCCGAACCATCGAAGCAATCAGGAGCTATAAAACGTGGGCGAATATCTAGAGTTTTTGCGCAATAAGGTGAAGCTGGCAGACTTCGGCGGCTTTGAAGTTGAAGACAACGAGATAAACCAAATATTGAAACCGCACCAGCGCGCAATCGTCAAATGGGCAGTTCGTGGTGGCAATCGCGCTATCTTTGCGGCTTTCGGTCTTGGAAAGTCAGTAATGCAAATTGAAACGCTGCGAATCATTCGAAAGATGGCAGGTGGCGATGTTCTAGTTGTGGCACCCCTTGGCGTTAGGCAAGAGTTCCGGCGAGATGGGAAAATGCTTGATGTTGATTTCCAGTTCATAAGAACAAATGCTGAAATGGACGGCGGCGGGTTTTATCTTACCAACTATGAATCTGTTAGAGATGGCAAGCTTGATGTGTCAAAGTTTACGGCAGTTTCGTTAGATGAAGCATCGGTACTGCGAAGCTATGGCAGCAAAACATATCAGGAGTTCTTGCCACTATTCTCAAAAGTCAAATACAAATATGTCGCAACCGCTACGCCATCGCCAAATCGATACAAAGAGCTTATCCACTATGCCGGATTTCTTGGCATTATGGATACAGGACAGGCATTAACTAGATTCTTTCAGCGAGATAGCACAAAAGCAAACAACTTGACACTTTACCCGCATAAAGAGCGAGAGTTCTGGTTGTGGCTTAATAGCTGGGCAATATTCTTACAAGCGCCAAGCGATCTTGGTTTTGATGACGCTGGCTATGATTTGCCGCCTATGGACGTGATTTATCACGAAGTTGAAACAGATCACACTTTGGCCGGTGAGGAAAAGGACGGGCAAGGACTTCTATTCAAAAACACGGCCATATCACTGTCAGGGGCAAGTGCAGAGAAGCGCGACAGCCTCAGCAAGCGCGTTGCTAAGATGGCTGAAATCATAGCAGATGATCCAGATAGCCATTTTATCTTGTGGCATGATTTGGAAGCGGAGCGGCATGCTATACAAAAAGCACTGCCAGATGCCGTAAGCATTTACGGAACTCAAGACATTGACGAAAGGGAACAGAGCATCGTTGACTTTTCAGATGGCAAATTCAAATACCTATCTGCAAAGCCAGTTATTGCCGGGAGTGGATGCAACTTTCAGAGACATTGCCATAAAGCTATATTTGTTGGCATAGGGTTCAAGTTCAATGATTTTATTCAGGCTATACATAGGATTTACAGGTTTTTGCAAGCTGAAAATGTACAGATTCACATTATCTACAGCGAAGCCGAAAGAGATGTACTTAAAACGCTGCAACAAAAATGGGCGCAGCACAACGATATGGTAAAAAACATGAGGTCAGTAATTATGGAACACGGCTTGAACACTTTGAGCATGTCTGACGTATTACAGCGCACTATCGGCGTCGAAAGGCTAGAGGTATCCGGTGACAATTTCAGAGTCGCAAATAATGATTGCGTGCTAGAAGCTAAATCCATGGAAGAAAACAGCGTCGGCCTTATCGTGACCAGCATTCCATTCTCTAACCACTACGAATATACACCTAGCTATAATGACTTTGGACACACTGAAAACAACACGCATTTCTGGAACCAGATGGACTTTTTAACACCAGAGCTTTACAGGATATTAAAGCCCGGCAGAATTTACGCATGCCATGTTAAAGACCGAATTATGTTTGGCAATGTGACGGGTGCAGGATTGCCAACAGTTTCACCATTCCATGCGGAAGCCATATTCCACGGCATCAAACATGGCTTTGATTATCTCGGACTGATTACAGTAGTGACTGATGTTGTGAGAGAGAACAACCAGACTTACAGGCTTGGATGGTCAGAGCAGTGCAAAGATGGCACCAAGATGGGCGTAGGCTCTCCTGAATATGTTGTTTTATTCCACAAGCCGCAAACGGATAGAACTCGCGGCTATGCAGATGAGCCTGTTACTAAATCAAAACAGGATTACACGAGAGCGCATTGGCAGGTAGATGCCCACGCATTTTGGCGTAGCAGTGGAAACCGCATGCTGACAGCGGAAGACCTATCTGGCATGGGGCCAGATAAGCTGGCAAAGGCTTTCACCGAGTACACTCAAAATCATATTTATGACTATGAACATCATGTAAAAGTTGGCGAGGAGTTGGAATTGAGGGGGGCATTGCCATCTACGTTTATGAGTCTTGCGCCGGCTTCACATGATCAGTTCGTGTGGCACGACATCAACAGAATGCGCACATTAAACGGCAATCAGAGCAATAAGGGGCTTCAAAACCATGTTTGCCCGTTGCAGTTTGATATTGTTGACAGAATTATCACTCGCTATAGCAATGAGGGCGATATTGTACATGATCCTTTTGGTGGGCTGATGACAGTTCCATATCGCGCTTTGAAGCTAGGTCGCAAAGCATCAGCCAGCGAGCTAAATACAGGCTACTTCTTTGATGGCGTTCAATACCTGAAGGCGGCAGAAAAAGAAGTTCAGATGCCAGATTTGTTTGCTGCGCTTGATGATATTGATCAGGAAGATGCGGCATGACCAAATGCGCTCGGTGTGGAAAGAAACTGCGCCGAGCGTATCACCACGGCGGCAGGATATACGGGCCAGAATGCATCAAGCTTTACATATTGACCCGCTATGGCCAAAAGGTCAGCGTAAAACCAGCAACCGAAACCGATAACCAACTAGACATATTCGAGGCAAACCATGTACAGAGTTGAAAAAATAGCAAAGCAGTCAGTGATGGCCGACATCCGCCAAAGCTGGATTAACAGCGGCAGGGAAGACAATGCCGAGCATGGCGTGTTTGTGTTTGAAAGCGCCGATGATGTTGGGGTGCTTGGGCCTGCCGCGTTTTGCGTTACGGTTGGCAAAAATCGCTTTATCTACAACACGGCAGACTTTTACCGCATCAAGATGACAGAATTGGACGCCAGCTAATGCGCGCAGGGTCTAGCGTGGTCTATAACGGCAAGGCATACACCATCATAGCCGAGTGGGATGCCGACTATATCTATCTGTCCGATGGGAATGGCTTGGAGCTAGTGGCGAAAGAGTGCTGTATATCCGTGCAGTGATTCGGAAAACCACTATACCAACGGAATCCGTCAGCGCGTATCGTGGCCGAAATCGTAGCGAGGCAACACAATGAGTAGTGCAATGGATAGAGTATTCGACCAGATGATGCGTGGCATGGGCGCGGGCAGCACCAAGGAGGACTTGGCAGCGGTCAAGGCTGAAGTGGCCGAGGATAAGCGCAAGCGCATTGAGCTTGATGAGATTAAGGCCATGGTGGCGCGTAGCTGCGCTATTCCACGGCCTGCGCAAAAGCCAGTTTATCGCAGTTTCGAGGAGCGTATGCAGTCTGGCGAGCTTGGGCGGCTTGACTGATATGACAGACGAAACTGAGCAAATGGAAAAGGCGCTCCAATTTATCCGCGACAAGGCCAAAGAAAAAGGCATTGCGCGGGGTGAGCGGATATACCTAGAGGAGTTCCGCAAATCCAAAAAAGCACTGCTCAAAATAGAGGCGCGGCAGAATGGCGTTAAGTCAGACTGCGAGGCGGAGGATTATGCCTATGCGCATCCCGACTATATTGCGCTGCTCACGGCATTGGAAGTCGCAACCAGCAACGACGAAAAGCTGCGGCTACAGATTCTCGCTGCCGAGCTGCGCATTGCCACTTGGCAGACTTATCAGGCTGACGCGCGAGCTGAGCGCAAGGCTTATGGCGCATGAAAATAATCGGCATTGATCCAGGCGTCAAAACTGGCTTTGCTGTCTGGTGTACCGAAGCCAAAAGCCTGCTAGAGGTTGCCTGCTACGACGCTGTAGAGGCTGAGGTCAGGACCGC